GTCTCGTGTCCCGCCGCATTTTTCTAGCTAAAAACTTTTTCGGTTGCCCCTGTTGTTTTTATCCATACAAGTAAACATTTAAACACATGAGCGAAGAGGAAAATGAATTTAAGACCTTTGGAATTGGCAGAGGAATAGGCCCTATTGCGTCCACAACTCAACTTGCTTCCATACTTAACTTGACACCTACCCGCATCGGTCAGTTGCAGCAGGAGGGAATCTTGAGAAAAGACGGTCGCAACAGATACCCGCTCTGTGATGCGGTGAATGCCTACGTGACCTATTTGCACAACGCACCCAAAAACCAATGGGGTAGCAAGTCAGAGGAAGAAACAGATTTCGACCGTGAGCGATTGAGACGAACAAAAGAGGAAGCTGACAAGCTTGAGTTGTTAAACGCCAAAACACGCGGTGAGCTTGTTCCGCTCGACAAGGTGAAGCGTTTAGGTGAGAAGGTTATGAGCGCAATCAAGACGAAGATTCTCAACACGCCACTAAGTGACGAGGATAAAGACAAATGCTTGCGTGACTTGTTAAGCATTAAAGATTTGGATTTTAAAGAAGAGTGAGCAACCAGATTCAAGAGATTGCTGAAGCATGGTTAAACGTATTCGAGCCGCCACCACGCTTATCTGTCACTGAGTGGGCAGACGAATACCGCTACCTTTCGCCTGAATCATCAGGGCAGCCGGGTAAATATTCATCGACCTTAACGCCTTATGCTCGGGAGTGGATGAATTCCATCAATGACCCGAAAGCGACAGGAACGGTTTTGATGGTTGGAGCGCAGCTTGGAAAGACCGAGGTGCTTAATAACATGATTGGTTATTTCGTTGATGTTGAGCCGTCACCAATGCTAATGGTTCAGCCGACGATTGAAATGGGCGAAGCATGGTCAAAGGAACGACTTGCGCCAATGGTGAGAGACACACCACGCATCAAAGACAAGATTGCAGATGTTAAATCACGAACGAGCGGCAACACTATTTTGCACAAGACATTTCCCGGAGGAAACCTTGCCATCGCTGGAGCTAATGCACCTGCTGGCCTTGCTTCAAGACCGAGGCGAGTTGTCTTGCTCGATGAGGTTGATAGATACCCAGTCACAGCAGGAAGTGAGGGTGACCCATCAAGCCTTGCCATCAGACGAACAGAAACTTTTTGGAATGCTGTCATTGTCATGACATCAACACCGACCGTGAAGGGTAGAAGCCGAGTTGAAACTGAGTTTGAGGCTAGTGACCAACGAAGGTATTTCGTTGATTGTCCAGAATGTGGCTACTCGCAAACATTGAAATGGGTTAATGTGCAATGGGAAGCTGAAGACGGCAGTGATGCTTGGCTAATGTGTGAAGGATGCAAGGCGCATCTTACCGACGAGCAAAGGATTGAGATGGTTAAAGTTGGCAAATGGATTCCAACTTACCCAGAAAGGACGTTGAGAGGTTACCATCTACCCGGGATTGCATCGCTCTTTAGACACAAAAAAGGCTTTCAATCGCGCCTGCATCAAATGGCTTTTGATAACATCAAAGCAAAGAAAGCAGGAAAAGAATCTTTGAGAACGTGGATAAATACTTTTTTAGCGGAAACGTGGGAGGATGAAGGCGAACAGGTTGCATGGGAGCCGTTAATGCAAAGGCGGGAAGATTGGGGTGACTTCCCTAAAGACGCTTTAATTTTAACCGCAGGCGTTGACATCCAAGGTGACCGATTTGAGGTTGAGATTGTCGGCTGGGGTGAAGGAGAAGAATCATGGAGCATTGAATACTTCTCTGTGATGGGTGATTTCAACACACCAGAAACGCAAGCCTCACTTGATGAGATATTGCAAAAAAAATACACACATCCAAGTGGTGTTGAGTTGGCCGTGAGTTGCGCCTTTATCGATTCAGGTCACAAAACAAAGGCAGTCTATGCTTTCACAAAACCGCGTGAGACAAGGCGCGTTTACGCTTGCAAAGGGGTTGGTGGCCCCGGTGTTCCATTAGTCGGCAGACCGACCAGAAGGGGGGCAGAAAGAGCTGCACTCTTTAGCATTGGAACAGACACAGCCAAGGAGTTGACATACTCACGCTTGTCCCTCGGTGAAAAGGGGGCAGGTTTCATGCATTTTCCAAACGACCGTCCAGAAGATTGGTTTCGCCAATTGACAAGCGAGACGAAGGTGACGCGCTACAAGAATGGCGTTCCATTCGCTCGTTTTGAAAACCCATCAAAGGCAAGAAACGAAGCTCTCGACATCCGAGTATATGCAACCGCAGCTTTGTCATTGTTGCGAGTGAACTGGGATAAGCTAAAGCAAACAATCCAAGAGCCACCCGCTAAAAAAGAAAAGAAAGCTAAAAAGAAAAACCCACGCCAAGGTGGGGGTTGGGTGAATACTTGGTAAGAGTTTGACATTAGTCAAAAATCAATGGCTGACAAAACTGACGAGGAAAAGCTGGACGCAGCTTTGGCTATGATTACCAAGATTGAAACGACTCTTGGAACTTTATATGAGAAAACAGCGTCAGCAACTAGCTTTGGTGACCAATCTTTGACACTGGCAAGCATCGCCGATTTGGAAAAGAGCCGTGACAAGTGGCGGCAGGAGGCAGAAACTTTAAAGGCAAGCGTGAATCGCCACCGCAAAACTCTCAAAATTCAGTTTAGATGATTAACTATCTCAAGCGCAAATTCTCACCAAAGCAAACAGCAGTCAGAAGATTTCACGCAGCGCAATCGAGCAGGTTGACGCTTGAATGGATTACTGCCTGTCTGTCTCAAGATGGTGAGTTGAAAGGCCAATTGCCTATTCTTCGTGACCGTTCCCGTGACCTTGAAAGGAATAATGAATGGGTAAAAGGCTTTTTGCGTTCGCTTGAAAATAATACGCTTGGGGAAAAAGGTATTTCTTTGCAGGTGAGAGCCAAAGAGCCGAACGGAAGACTTGATGAAGTTGCAAACAACATTATTGAGAGAGCATGGCGGCAATGGGGCAAGGTTGGCAACTGTGAGGTGACAGGCAGGCACTCATGGGTTGACACGCAACGCTTGATTCTTCGCTGTATTGCCCGTGATGGTGAAGTTCTTGTTCGCCTGATTAAAAGCAGCACTGGATTGCAACTTCAAATCTTAGAGGCAGACCTTCTTGATGACTCATTTAATGCTCGCGCAGACAATGGCAATGAGATTCGGTTTGGTGTTGAGTTTGACCAATTCCGCAGGCCAGTAGCTTATCACCTTCTCGGCAATCACCCCGGAGACAGTCAATTCAATGCAGACTTCAAGCGGCGAGTTCGTGTTCCTGCTGACGAAATCATTCATCCATTTAGAACTGAGCGACCAGAGCAAAGCCGTGGAATCCCTTGGCTTGTTAGCTCAATGAACAGGCTCAAGATGCTTGATGGTTATGCCGAGGCCGAGCTTGTTGCAGCAAGAACTGGAGCGGCTAAAATGGGATTCTTTACCAAGCAGACACCAGACGGGTGGACAGGTGAGATTGATGACGATGGGAATCTTCCAGTTGATGCATCTCCGGGAACTATTGAAGAGCTACCCGCAGGCGTTGACTTCAAGAGTTGGGACAGCAACCATCCAAATTCTGGTTATGGCGACTTCGTGAAGTCATGCTTGCGTGGCGTTGCAACTTCTTTGGGTATCTCATACAACTCACTTTCTAATGACCTTGAGGGGGTAAACTATTCAAGCATTCGAGCAGGCTTACTTGAGGAACGTGAAGTCTGGAAAGCAATCCAGCGCATGATGATTGACCACGTTCTTGAACCTGTATTTGAAGCATGGCTTGAGATTGAACTTTTATCTGGTCGCCTTGGTTTACCTTTCGACAAGTTTTTCAAGTTCAATGCACCAGAATTTCGTGGCCGTCGTTGGGCATGGGTTGACCCAAAGAAAGACATGGAAGCCGCCGTTCTTGCAATGCAACACCGCATCAAGCCATTGCGTGACATCATTGCTGAAGGTGGTGATGACATTTACGACGTTCTATCTAAAGTTGCCGAAGACGAAGAACTTGCCGCCAGCTATGGGTTGAGCCTTTCAGAAGCTGAAACATCAACAGCAATTATTGATTCACCTAATAGTGATGACACCAACATTCCAACTTCTAATGAAGAAGCTGCTGAGTCTGGTGAAATCCAAAAAACAGGAATGAATGGGGCGCAAATCGCATCTCTTATCAAGCTTGCTTCTGAGGTTGGTGAAGGTCTTATACCTCTTGCATCAGCAAAAGCAATTGCAGCAGCGGCTTTCCCTCTTCTTTCTGAATCTGAAATAAATAAGATTTTTGCTAACACAACTTCTGGAAAGAAAATTGACACCGCCAAAATTGGCGATGAGCCAGAAGGATAATCAGGAGCTATCACATCGCTCTTTTGAATTAAATCAAAGAGCTATTAACGAAGAAGACCGCACGATTGAGCTGGCCTTTTCTTCTGAGGCTGAAGTTGAGCGCAATTACGGAACCGAGGTTTTAGACCATCGTTCTGAAAGCGTTCGTTTAGGTCGTTTAAACAATGGCGGGGCATTCCTGATGGAGCATAACCGCAACGACCAAATTGGAGTTGTAGAGCGGGCATGGATTGATGACGACAAAAAAGGTCGCGCAGTCGTTAAGTTTTCAAAGTCGGCAAGAGCCGAAGAGATTTTCCAAGACGTAAAAGATGGCATTCGCCGATTGGTTTCGGTTGGCTATCGAATTCACGAAATGGATTCTGAAAAGTTGCAAGGAGGTCGGGAGTCCATCCGCGCAACTGATTGGGAGCCGTATGAACTGAGCTTGGTCAGCATCCCAGCAGACGACACCGTCGGCGTTGGCAGAGGGATGGAAAACGATGAGACGGAAACTAAAAACTCAAAAAATAATATGTCAGAAAATAACGACATCCAATCGGCTCCCGAGCAACGCTCTGTGGAGGTAATCAACGAGGCTCCACGGGTTGATGTGACTGCTGAGCGTCACAGCGCGGTTTCTGCCGAGCGTTCACGCATCGCAACCATTCACTCAGTTGCAGAGCAAGCTAAAGAGCGCGGAATCGTTCTTGACGCAAACAAGGCTGTTGCTGAGGGCGTTTCTGCTGACGATTTCCGTCAGGCTGCTTTCGATAAAGTTTGTGAGAAAAAGTCACAGTTCGTTCCTGCTGACCTTTCCAAGTCTGAGAAGCGTGACCTTGGCCGTTTCGACCTTGGTGCTGCTCTTCGCGCACACTACAACGGCAATAAGCTTGAAGGTGCAGAGCGGGAAGTTGTTGAGGAAGGTATCCGTGAGGCTAAAGAGGCTGGAATCGGCCACTCTCGCGGAATCATGCTTCCATCTTTCTTTGTTTCAAAGCGCGACATGACTGCTGGAACCACCACTCAGGGAGGTTTCACTGTTGCAACTGAAAAAGGTGGTCTTCTTGACGACTTCTTTAACGCAAGCATCATGAATCGTCTCGGTGCTACTGTCCTCACTGGACTCACTGGCAACCTCGACATTCCACGTCTTGCACAGGACACCGCTCCTGCTGGAAAAGCTGAGAACATTACTGCTGACGAAGTTAGCCCAACTGTTTCACAGCTCTCTCTCGTTCCTAAGCGTTTGCCTGCGTTCATCGACGTAAGCGACCAGCTTATGAATCAGAGTTCTTCAGCAATTGAAGCAATGCTTCGCGGTCACCTCACCTCTCAGATGCTTGCTGTCCAAGAGGCTGCCTTCTTCCACGGTTCTGGAACCAACGAAGCAAACGGCATCGCTGGAACTTCTGGCATCGGTGCAGAGGCTGGTGGAACTAACGGAGCTGCTCCTGATTACGGCAACATCATCTCTCTTGAGGAGCTTGTTGACGCTCAGAACGCTCTTGATGGCTCACTTGCTTACGCAACCAACGGGCAAATCCGCGCCAAGCTCAAGCAGACTTCTAAGCAGTCTGGTGGAGCAGAAGGCAACTTCATCCTTGGAGATGCTGGCTTAATTAACGGATACCGCGCTGAGTTCACCAACGCTATCTCTCGCACGCTTGACAAGGGAACTTCTACAGGAGTTTGCTCGGGAATCTTCTTCGGTAACTTCGCTGACTACGTCATCGGATACTGGGGTGGACTTAACCTTGAGCTTCTCCGTGACAGCGCAAACGCTAAGAACGGCTTACACACTTTGGTTGCCAACACCTACTATGACGGTGGTGTCCGCAGACCTAAGAGCTTTGCAGCAATGCTTGACGCTCTGGGTGCTTAATTAGCCAAAACGCAATAACAATCAAAAGGGCGGTAGGGGTAAAACCTTGCCGCCTTTTTTTGACTTTCAAAAGAGAGCATGAAGAATTTGAAAATCGTTCAGTCTTGCTTTGTGAAAGGTGTTCCTGCCGAAGCTGGAGACATTCTTGAGAACGTGGACAATTCAGTGGCAGCAGAATTACTTTTAAGCGGTCGCGCTAAAATCTTTGACGGTAAAAAGCCAGAGCCTAAGCCAGAGCCAGCACCTGCACCTGAGCCAGCACCTGCTAAAAAAGCTTCCAAGAAAGTATTCAAGAAAGCCAAGAAGGTAGATGCAGACGGCAATAGCTAATAGCATCAAAGATGCGTTTGTTCAGCATCGTTCTGATTACGGTGTGAGCATCATTATCGACAACGAGACTGTTCAAGCAATTGTTGCAGAATCGCAGTTTGCCCGCGAGTTAATGGAAGGCGGCTTTGCTGATGATGGTGATATTGATGTAAAGTTTCTCATTTCTGACTTAACAGCATCCCCAGCAATAGCAATGCCCGTTGTGTATCGTTCAAGAAACTTCAAAGTCTCAAGAGTCGGCACACAGCCGGGCGCATTAGTTGGCGAGATTACTTGCCGACCATCTAAACGCTAGAGAAGCTCTAGCAATTTTTTAAGGTCTTTAGTGTCTGCACGTAATGCAGCACGTTCGTCTTCATCCATTGCTGGCAACGTCTTACGCAAGACAGAGAGCAGGCGGGTAAGATGCACCACGTAGTTGTCAGAGCCAAATTTACGCTTCCTTCCTTCATATTCCTCTTTCGTGATAATCCTTGGCTCTTTGGGGAAGCATGAGATTGAAAGCTTGAGGATTTTCTTTGATGGTTGATTTTCTTTTGCAGCAAGAAATTGTAACCAACCAAAACGCGCCTCTTCGTTTGCAATAGATGCCACCGCCTGATGATGTTCAAAGCTTAAATGCGGAAGGCGTTTCTCCATTGGGATTCTACGGCATACAGTAGCAAGAGCCAACAGAGACGCTCTATCAACTCCCGTGGTGCGCTCTGCTTCCTCATACATCTCCGCTGAGATGCGTTTCTTGTAATTTGTGCCGCCATATACCAGCCAATCACCTAAAGCCCATGAGAAGCGTTTTGTGGCTTCTCCAAAGCGTTGACCGATTTGCTGCCATTCCTCAAAAGGAAGTTCTTCTTGGAATGTCATACCTACTTCAGTAGGTCCATTTTGTATCATTTCTGTTGTCATTTGATTGTGTCTTCTACGTTTTTAAATCGAGCCTTGCGGCAATTCTCTCGCCCTTTTCTGCTTCTCATGGCTCTTGTCGGCTCAATGCCAAAAGCCTCACATAAATCAACACACCGCCTTGAAACGGTAGCTCTGCTCACTTTGTGTTCTCTAGCAATCTCTGCCATGCTTTTCCCGTCGTAACACAGACCAGAAATCAAGCAAAGACAATCAATTGTTAAATCAGGATGCGGTGACGCTTTAAGAAATCCAAGCAATCGCCTCATCAATGTCATAGCGGGGCTATCAAGCGCATGAGTAGACAACTCTTCTTCGCGTGGGTCATACGCTGGAACACGCTCACCGTTTTCCCAGTAAATACCTTGCATAGATTAATAATAAAGATGATTTGACAGTTTGGCAATTTTTAATGTCTTACAGCAGCAATGGCTCCCAACAAGTAGTTGTTCAGGTTTCAGAGCGATTTGAAACTGACAGATATGGCGTTGATTCAATCGAGCTAACTGTTGAAATCCCTGATGATTTGTTTCCAGAGCAGGTGCTTGTTGATTACGCTCCTCACCCACGTTTCTCAAGCATGGCTTTAGTCCGTAAAACTGGGCAGCGGGGAAAGCCCGGGTGGTGGACGGTAAACTATATTTTTGAAGGGTTTCTTTTATCTGTTCCAGAGCCCACCTATGAGCTTAATGTTTCACTAAGTCAGGAGCCAATCCAAACGCACAAGACTTTTGCGTCATTTGCAGGAACGCCAGCGGCTCCGTTAAATGAATCAATATTTATTGACCCATCAAACGGATACCCATCCACAAAATCAACCGCAGTTTGGAAAGAGTTTGGATTTACAGGAAGCAATAATACAAAAGCGGGAGTTACCTCTTACATGGCTCCCGGTGCTGAATGGCGTGAAACAACATTTCAGACAACTAGGCCAACTGGCTTACGTGACGTTGGAACTATTGACTCACCAAATGGCCCTGCACCGAGCCTTTCTGGAAGAACGTGGCTCATGTGGTCAGAGAGTTATCAAAGGCGCGGTCATGTTTACCAAGTAAACCGCGTTTGGAAATTGTCTGGACGTAACGGCTGGGACACTGATATTTATCAAGCATGATGGATTTGAATGACATTTTTCAAGGACGCTTAACTGACCAAAAATGGAAGCTTTTAGGTGAGTATTTAAAAGGTCGGCAAATTCAAGCTGGTCAAGGAATTGTAATTGAAAACAGTTCAATCAATGGGACGGTCATCTCAGCGGAAAGACCTAGAGAAATTCCAAGGTCACAAGCTCCACCTTTTTCCGTTGTCGGAATTAGAAAAGACGGAACTGACTGGAAATTGCAATTGCAAGAAGGTTGGGTGATTCAGAGAGTGACCACCGCAACAGGTGACGCGGTAGAGTTTAAAGAAGTTCAAATTGGTGGCTCCGCAATGTCTACGCGGGAACGTCCAGAGATTACAGTTGCTCATAATGATTTCGTTTTTGTTAGTTATACAACAACCGATGACGGCTTAATTAACAACACGCCGACAATTCAAGTCGGAACAAATCCAACAAGCACGCATCACCAGCCACAGCCTTCAACGGGTTGCTCATCAAGTGGAGATGGTAGCTACAATGTAAAATTGTTTAAATTTGTAATCGAGAACGGAGGCCCAAAAATAATTTATTATCAACAAAGCGACATCGAGCATTCACGATTGCCTAAAATTGAAAACATTGGTGGGCATCGTTTCTTGCATACAAAATATGACGGCGCAAATGATTATTACGCGCTGAAAACATTGGAGCAATTTGAGCCTTCTGGAAAAGATTACGGAAAAGTAATTGTCCCAGTTGTCAGTGACGAATGCTCGGAAAGCACAATTAAGTTCTCAGCAATAGCCGAAAGACCAACAACAGACTACCCGCAAGTTCAAGTTTCTGATGATGCTGCGGGAACAATTACAATTGCAGGCAACTCAGTTGACCGAGTGATTGAGTTCAAAGATTGTGATAACATTCCTGTAGGGAAATTAGAGTTTAAAGACGGGCTTTTGCTTGCTCATAATCAAACCGATATTGATACAAGCGGGTTCTACCACAATGGTATAACTGTTGGAAAGTGTGGTTCATAGATATGTTTCACGTAGACGTTGACACATCAAAGCTGAATAAGGCAATTGCTGAATTCACGGCATCATCTAAGGATGAACTTGATGAAGTAATCAAAAAGCAGACAGGTATCATTGTCGGCCACTTAATTGCTGTCACGCCACCGGGTAGAGCATCAGGTCATGATTTTAACAAGGAAGGTCGAATTGCTACGTCAGCAAAAAAACTTGGTGAGTCACAAATAAGGAGTGATTTGGCAAAGTTATTTCCTACAACTAACATGAAGCCAGAAAGTATTTGGGCTAATATTGAAAGAGGAAGGCTTTGGAAAACTCACCTAGGTGAAAGACAAGTTACCTTTTACGCTGATTCTGTTTATGAGCTAAGGCGCGCTCATCAAAAAGCGAGGAACAGAAGAACAGGCAGAGTGAGAATTGGAAACTCTACCGCAAACATGGCTTTAACTAAGGCCAGAATCAAAAACCAATACGCTAAAGAGCAAATAGCCAAAGTTGGTTTACTCAATGCTGGATGGTTGCAAGCTGCTGGCGTTCTAAAAACAAAAGCCGTTCCCAAGTGGATTACAAGACACGGGCGGCAAAGCGGTGACGTTAGATTCAAAAGGTCTAATTTTGGCCTTTCAATCACCGTATCAAACCGCATGGGCTATTACCCAACAAAGCTGCAAAAAAGGATGCAGATGGCAGTTGATAGAAGAACACACGCAATCGTCAAAGCTCTGGAAGCAATGGCAGAAAGGCGTGCCGCTAAATTTAACAAACAACTAAAATGATAAGGTCGAACATTATCCGCAGGCTGCAAAGCTTCTTACAGACCCAATATGATGGTGACATCACTATTCTCGCCGAAGAAGATGATGGTGATTTAACCCCTCCTTGTGCTGTTGTCCGTATTGGCTCATCACAAGACTTAGGTGCAAATCAGGCTCTTGTTTGGGATTTTAATGTGGTCGTAGCTGTCTTTCACGATGCAGACGACACCACGATTGAGACTGCTGAAACAGACGCGGCAGAGCTTTTTGATGTGCTTTCCGACTTTGATGAAGTCGCAGCTTACATTGATGCTGGTGGCTATCAAACTTCTGTCTGGTATCCTAATTTGATTGAGGCTGGCAGAGAGGAAACCAAATGGACGCACATGCAGACATACAGGCTGATTGCTGCACCAGTATAATTTTGACACTAGATTTTTATCATGGCAGTAGACATCAACGGTGCAACCGTATCTTGGGGAATCCCAGCAGCAGGCAAAACAGTTGCCGATTCTTTAGTGACTGGAATTGTTCAAGATTTTGAGATTTCAAGAGAAGGAAACGTGACTGAAATCGCTGACGAAGATGGTGATTTTGTTGCTAGAGTTGACCACGGAGCAAAGAATACTGTGACTTTTTCAAGCACGGTGACTGCAACTAGTGTGACGTTGCCAGCAAAAGGTGCTGATGTTACCTTTGCAACTGACATTGACGGAGTTAATCTTTCGAGTGGGAGTGCCTATGTTGAGTCAGCAAGCATTGCTTACGCTGGAACCAACACCACAACCGTGAATTTCACGGTTACCCATTACCCTAACTTTGCTTGATGCCTGACCTAGACGAGCTTCAAGAAGCCATTAAAAACGCTGAGGGCAGAACGCCTAGCGAAATTCTTGAAGCATTCCTGCCAAAAGGTAAAAAGGTTGGTGGTCTTCCACTTGTAGACATCACCTTTGGGCATGGGTTGTTTCTTTCTAGCATAGAACACCCACTCTCTACGGGTAAGATTGACGACTGGACGGGGTATGATATTGCCATTGCCCTCTTCGCGTTCACCCGTTCTTCCAAGGAATTAACCCGCCTTGTGCGGGAAGATTCTCTTGAAGATGCTCTCTATGAGTTTCTGGATGAAATCCCAGTTGCCGAGGTTGAAGAATCTGCCTCAATCCTCATTGCTCATTACTTTGGCTCAATGAAAACAATTGTGCCAATGGAATCACCAGAGGGTCTTAAGGGTCAAAAAAAAACCCATTCGGCTGGTTCCTAAGTAGCATCACAGGCATTTGCCGTGAATACAAGTGGTCAATTGACTACGTTCTGCATGAGCTTCCAGTGATTCAAGCTTTTGCGTTTTCAGCCTGTTCAGCATGGACAAGCGGAATGATTCCCAAAAATGGAGCATATACCGACTGGGAACTAGAGCGAGAAATTGAACGTGTTAGCAACAAAGTTTGACTTTTAACAATTTTCACAATGGCAGGGGTAAATGTAACAATTGGAGCTGACTCAAGTAAGGCTCAACGCGCACTTACATCTTTTGAGAAGAAGTCGAAGCAGGTTGCAAACAACATCGCCAAAGGCTTTCAAGAGCGTATTGGTGTAAAGCTGCTTGAGGGATTTACCAGCGCGGCAGCAAAAGTCCCCCAGTTTTTGAATGGTGCTGTAAACTCTGCTTCTGACTTACGTGAAGAAATCAACAAGTCTCAAGCCGTCTTTGGTGACGCATCCAAGGGAATTATTGAATGGAGTAATGGGACAGCAAAAGCTTTAGGGATTTCCCGTGTTGCTGCTTTAGAGGCAACGGGGACAATGGGCAATATGCTTCTTGCGTTTGGTGTTGGTCAGAAACAAGCGGCTGGAATGTCGAAAGAGCTTGTGACTTTAGCTGCTGACATGGCTAGTTTCAACAATGCAACAGTTGAAGATACCATTTTTGCCATTGGTGCAGCTATGCGTGGAGAGACTGAGCCAATCCGTAAATATGGCGTAAGTCTTAATGATGCTAATTTAAAGCAAGAAGCTTTGAGTATGGGGCTTTATAATGGCAAAGGAGCATTAGGGGCAAACGCTAAAGCTCTGGCTGCTTACAATGCTATTCTTAACCAAACAAAGATTCAACAAGGAGACAGCGCGAAGACAGCAAACGAGCTTGCTGGCTCTAAGAGACGCTTACAGGCACAATTTGAAGACCTGAAAACAGAGATTGGTGCTGCTTTATTGCCTGCATTTGGCGAGCTTATTAAAGCTTTAAGCAAAATTCCTTTTGATGAAGTTGGGCAGAAAATATCTCATGTCTTAAAGTTAATAACTCAACTTGCGCCTGCTATTATTGCGGTAGGAACCGCTCTCGCTGGCGTTAAGCTTGTCCAATATTTTAATGGCGTAGCAGCATCCTTGACAAGAACGATTGCGCTTTGGAGTGCTGAGACTGCTGTTATTAAAAGAAATACTGACGCAAAAATTGCCAATATGGTGGCAGGGATGAAAACTAGCGGAAAAGGTGGTAGCTTTTTAGCTGGTGCAGGCATGGCAGCATTAACAGCGAAGACTGCTGCTGTTCTTGCTACTGCCGCAGGAGGTTTTGGCCTTGGCAAAATGATGGGCGACCCTCTTGCCGATATATTTGTTCCTGATGAAACAGGCGTGCTTTCAGGCCCAACTAACGAACCACCAATAACAGGAGGCTCGGGAGTATCGAGAGCAACAGAGTCAGCAAAAGAAGAGAGAAAGGTAGCTGAAGAAACGAATGCAGAGTATTCATACGCCAAGCAACTTATTGACGCAAAGGTTGCTGGGAATGAGAAACTTGTAACCTATCTTGAGAACGGCCTAGAAATCCAAAAGATTCAAAACGAGTTTGCCAAAGATGGCGTGCAGCTTGAAATGGATAAGGCTGTTGCAATCTGGGAGCAGAGAGAGGCATACAAAGAGCTTGAAAAAGCAAAGGAAAAGGAGAAGGCACAAAGCACAATCACAGAGGAATACAAAGAAACCTTGAGGTTGCTAGAGGCAAGAATTAGCGGTGACGCGCAACTTCTTGAGCAGGAGGAAATTCGCCGAGATATTTTAGCAGAGCAAAAGCGATTTGCTCAAGGCGGTGAGGTTCTTGATAAAACAAGAGCAACTGAGATTGTGATGAAAAGAAGAGAAGCCGAGGCAGCCGAAAAGAAACGAGCTGACGAAAAAGAAGCAATCAAAGGAATTAGAAAGCAAGAGCTTGCCGACCTTAAGGAAAAAGAAAGCGAAACAGAGAAAGCGTTTGGCTCCGCAATGGGTCGCTCATCTGTTCGTGCTGTTTCATCAATGCAGGCCATCGGTGGCGGTGGTGGCGTATCTGGTGAGTTAGACCTACAAAAAACGCAAACGGACTTACTGAGGCAACTGGTGAGCTTACAGAGCCAAGTGGCTGAAAAGACTGAAGACATCAAGAAAGGCCCAGTTGGGCAATAACTTTTGACACCCTAAAAATTCTAATGGAGCTATTTGTCGAACTAGAAACCTTAAAGCTTGTCACATCGCTGACTGACAGGCGGCAGGTGCAAAGCTTTTCAATCAAGCGTGGTGATGCTTTACCGCTTACGGTGCGCTTCTTGCAATCCCAGACACCGACAAGGCTTGATGCCAGCACGGTCATTAGCTTTGCCCTAAAGGAGTCAGGAAAATACGACGATGGCGCAGTTGTTCTTGAGCAGTCATTTACCGCTTCAACAGTTGGAAGCCCTGATAGTGACCCACATTATACAGCGACACCAAGCCTGAACACGACTGAGCTGAACGCACTTTTCAATATCAACTCTGACTCAAGCGACGACCCCGCCTCTGTCACACTGATGGGTGAAATCACTTGGCAAGCAACTGGTGATTCTGGCCCTACGACAATCAAGACTTTTAGCGTCGTTTGTGAAAATGACGTTTACCGTGGCGACGAAAGCGCGGTGACTAGCCAGCAAAGCCCAGACGAATGGCTTGAGGTGCGTGGAATTCGACCAGTAAGAAGCGGCGCATCATTGCAATATCTTTACCCGCAGACGATTGAAGTTTCTGGTCAATGGCTTGACGGTGATGGCGACCCATACACGCTTGAAGACTTATCATTTTCAGCAATTGGTGGCGGTGACTTCCCAAGCTACACCTCTACAAATTACAGCCTTGCTCATAGCGGCAGCCAATGGGTTCTTACTCATACAGGTGACGCGGTGACTCTAACAAGCTCCGCAACGCTTGTGCGCGACCCAACTGGATTAACTCTTGGCGATTCTGGTGGAAACTCAGTCACCTTAGCCGATTCATCTGGAATGTTGCAGCCTTTGCTTGGCTCAATTGCATACCTCACAGGCTCATCAGCCTTCCAAATCTATAACGGCGAACGCTGGAATGCTCTTTAATTATGGCAATAACAACCGACGAAATCATTTGGGGCGAGACGTATGACATCAGCGTTTCAGCACAAGACACGGCTGGTGACCCGATAACACTAGATGGCACATGGAGCGCAGCCTGTCGCATTACGGAAGACAGAATCGGCGGTGATGTGATTGCTAACCCAACGATGACGATTGCCGACGGTGTTGCAACGACAACTCTCGACACAGGCGATGAGGAATGGAGTCACGGAATCTATTACTATGACATTCGTCTAACCGATGCCGACGGTCACGATTACTGGACTAGCCCCGTTAGACTTATTCTTGCCAACCGTAACACCCCGAATACCTGATGAGCGTTGCAACAATAGTCGTCACCGTCACAAGAGCAGGTGCGCCATCAACGGCAGTTATTAACCGTGGTGGTGGTCAGTTAAATGAGATTACCAGCACAACAGGAAGCGATGGAACAGGCGATATTGACTTGCTCAACCTTGACGTTTCTAACCTGCTTACAGCCAACCACATTCACGGCAACATTGCTGGTCAACTTTATGTCCATGTTGAGGCTCAAGAAGCCCTGACGAAAGGGGACCCCGTTTACATCTCTGGATATAATACCGAGACAGGACAACCAAAGGTCAGAAGAGCGCAATCTAACAACAACGCAAAGATGCCTGCCATTGGTGTCATTGATGCAAATTACGCGGAAGAAGCAGCAGGAGCAAATTGCATTATTTCTGGGATTGTTGAAAACATCAACACGGATGGTTTTGGGTTAAACAATCCAATTTATGTTGCCCCGTCTGGTGGATTCACAGCAACCAAGCCGACGACAAACGTGCAGCAGATTGGTATCTGCGACCGCGAACAACAGAATAACGGTTCGTTTGTTGTTACGACGCAAAGCGTAAAACCAAACCAGGAGCTAAACACAGACGACGATGCTGAGTTTGGAAACCTTACGCTTAATCCAGACGCAACACGCACACCAGCCACAAATGGCGAGCTTACCGTTGAGGCAACAAGCAACACGACCTTGACGTTTAAACTTAAAGGAACGGACGGAATTGTCCGCAGCGGCTCAATCTCATTGTCCTAATTTGACACACCCCAAAAAACTAGAATCATGTTTGTAACATTCGCGAATACAAGCCCACAAGAATACCCAGTCGAGCGTGGTCGCACGCAATACATTTCTGCAACTGGTGGAACGCTCACGGTAGAGCGTAAAACCTCCGCAGGAACATGGGTAGAAGTAGCAGGCTCACCAGTTCTTGATGGTGAAGAAAAGTTTCTTCTGACCTATTCAAGCGGTGACAAAGTTAGAATCACTCCGTCCGCAACTGGAGTCGAAATGGTGCTTGAGGAGTAATGAAGAAGACAAGCAGAGCTGGAGTGTCAGACACAAGGGCTGGTCTGCAACCAGCAGGCTTGTATTCGAGTGCGGGGCTATTCAAAAAGGGGTTTCAGGATTTCCACCCTTTAGATGCCTCGCCATATTTGCTGTTTGACGCAAGCAAATCAATGGTGGGGACGTTAGAGAACCCCACTTTGGATTTAGACCCATCCAAACAAGAGACACTCGATGTCATCACAGCGACACGCTCAGGCGTAGCAACCTACACAGATGCTGATGGAGTCATCCAGCAAGCTGCGAGCGACACGGTGCGAGTTGACTACGTGGATGGTGTGCCGATGATACTGGTGGAGCCGTCA